CAAAAAGAAAATCCATCTTTAAAAGGTCAAGAATTAAAAAAAAGAGCAATGGAAATATTAAATAATTCTTCAAAGCCTAAAAAACAATCAAAACTAAAAACAAAAACACTCTCTGGAAAAGAATCAACGGTTATGAGAGCTATATCAAAAGCTCATAAAGAAGGTGATAATGCTGTTATTTCTACTGATATGAATGTTAAAAAAGGATTATCTCCAAAGGATAAAAAAGCCCTTAAAGAGTCAGTTATGAAAGCTATTGACCATCATATTAAAGGTGGTATGATTGGTGAAGAAGAAGAAGAATTTGAACCAATTAAACCCAAACCTCTTGTTAGACGCGGACAAGAAGGAAGACAGGAACAAATAGAGGAAAAGATGGAAGAATTTGCTGAAAATACCGGTGTTAATCCAATGGAACTATTAATAGATAATTGGGAGGATTTGGATGATAGACAGGCTATTAAACGATATTTTATGTTATATAAAGTATTAGAAGATATTGACCCTCTTAGAAATCCTTTAAGGGATAGGGGTGATATATCAACCACTTATAGTAGAGCCGATTATGAAGATAAAGCGGGTATGAATGCAAAAGAGTATTATAGTAGATGGGGAGATTATGCTAAAGATGTATGGAAAAATGATAAGAATAAAATTTATAGATTTTTAAATGTTAAAGAGGGAACTGGATTTAAATAATGATTTTGCCATAGATTAAAAAAATCATAGTAGTCATATTTATATTTTTTTTATATATTTATTATTTTTTTATTTTTAGGAAAAGTATAAATATTACTACTATAAAAATATTAAGTTATGGCAAATTATTGATTCCTATATAAATATATAAAAAAAATAAAAACAATATAAATATATACTAACATAATATTATATAATGCTTACAGACCACCAAATAGAAGAATTAGCCCAAAGAATGAGTATTCCATTAGAAGGAGTATATTTCAAGGATGAATTACCATATGGATTGAAAGAGAATAAAACATATATAATCAATTTACAAGATAGTGAAACAGATGACGGAGACCAAAACGAGGGGACACATTGGACGATGCTACAAGTGAATAAAACTCCTAATGGTAAATATGAACCGATCTTTTTTGACCCTTATGGTGCTCCTCCTTCCGAAGCCATTAAAGAACGAGTTAAAAGAAAGTTTAATGTATATTTACCCCATACAACCAAGGATATACAAAGTTTAATGAATAACGCTTGTGGATTCTATTGTTTAGCTTTAGCCCATTTCATCAACGCCTCTAAATACCGTTCAAATCATTTATATACTGATGTAGAGAACTTTTTAGATATGTTTGACGATTTAAATCATTCTATTGACTTTAAGAAGAACGAATATATATTAAAACACTTTTTTAGAGCCGAAGACCCTGCTTTAAGAAAAGAAATTGATGTTATTAAACCAACCGAATCAATAACATCAGAAGACGAGAAAGGTAATCCAGACCCGTTTAAAGATGGAAGGGAGAAAATGCGTTTTGAAGTTGATGTGAAATATATAGACAAATAAATATATATAAAGACATATAGATATACAAATATATATATATATATAAATGAAACAAGAAGAAATTACAAATGAAGACGGAACAAAGACAATTAAAGTTTATTCAACATACTCAGATGCTCAAAAGAAAGCAACCGCTAAATATAGGGCTAACAATAAGGAAAAAGTCAATGAACAAAGAAAGAAGTATTATCAAACCAGAAAAACCAACGACCCTAACTTTTTAGCCTATAAAAGACAAAAAGCAAAGGAATATTATATAAGAAAGAAAGCATCAAAAGAAGTTATCCCATTAGTGGAACCAATTCCAGAACCAACTCCTGAACCAACTCCTGAACCAACTCCTGAACCAATCCCAGAACCGGTTATTGAAACCAAACCAAAGAAAAACAGAAAATCAAAAAATAAAACTATTTAAGAGTTTATATATATATACTATACTATATTAAATGAGTGTTAAATTAATTTCATATACACAAACAACTGATAATAAAAGTATTACCGATTTAATTTGTTATTGTGCAAGGGTGTCAAATCCAACTAATCAGGAATTGAACGAGAACAATGATAGGCTTATAAATTATCTTATTAAAAATAAACATTGGAGTCCATTTGAAATGGTTAATATATGTTTAGAAATCAGAACAACCAGAGATATAGCCAGACAAATTTTAAGACACAGGTCTTTTACTTTTCAAGAGTTCAGTCAAAGGTATGCGGAAGTAAATCAACCATTTATTATTAGAGAAGCTAGAACACAGGATATTAAAAACAGACAAAACAGTAATGAAACGGATGATATAGAAATTATTCAAGAATGGTTAGATATACAATACGATGTTAAAAATAGTATTTTACAATTATACAATAAAGCTTTAGAGATTGGAATAGCTAAAGAACAAGCAAGAGCCATATTACCAGAAGGAATGACACCATCCACTATATATGTAAATGGAACATTAAGAAGTTGGATTCATTATATAGATTTAAGAAGTAAAAATGGAACGCAGAAAGAGCATAAAGAAATAGCAATATTATGTAGTAAGGAAATAAGTAGTATATTTCCATATACTAATAATTTTATTTAAAATTATATTTCTGTGTATATTATATATGCACAAAAATAAGTTTGAAATTTTATATTTATCAGATGATGAAACAACCATATCTGATTTAACAGATGAAGAAACAATAAATGATGAATCATTATATTATATATTGGATATATATTGTTGGTATTATAACAATATTCAGTATAGAACTTATGATATACCCGAATCTAATCCTCAACCATATAAAAAAAGAATATTAGAATTAAATATAGACAACTTATGTTTTTAGTTCATTTTGTTTAATCTATTTTTTTTCAATTACGGGAAATGTGAAACATTTCCGTAGATTGAAACAAAAATTAATTAAACAAAAGCCAATATATATAATTATATAGTATGTCATCATATATAGTAGAGGAAGAAGGAGAAACAACATTGATAATTAACGGTGTTGAATCTGAAAGTTATCATTTATTATATAGTGATTTACATAAACGACGAAAAGGGGTTGTTTTAAAACAAATGATGAAGAATTGGTATGAAGTAGAGAAGCAAATGAGATTCTTCATTATGTATAACATAGATACAGATGATTTTATGAAAAGAGTTTCTAAAATATATTTCCTTACATTAAGAGCCAGTAAAGAACAAGAGAACGATATAAAGCAACGAAATAAATCTAATAAGGAAAGAATCAAAAAATTAAATAAATTAAGAAAAACAAAAAACCCAATTTAAAGAATAGTTTATATATATACTTATACAATGGGACTTATATACAGAAAGAAATTTATTTGTGATACTATTAAACGAACTGATACTCTTAAAATCCTTATTTGTCAATTGATTGATGAATACGAAGAAGACGAAGATGTATTAGATTCATTTTATAGTAGTATGTTAGAAATATCTATTAATAAAGATGAGGATGAACGAGAAGCCAATAAACTTTTAGATTTTGTCATAAATGATAAAAAGTTTAGTAGTCAAATTGATAATATTCCTAAATTTGAAAATATAGTAAATAAAGAATATATAAAATATTTACCGACTATATTTTTATCATCAATGATGATTATATATATAATACTCAAATCCACCAATTAAGGGCGTTATCAGGCTATATATAATAAAAGGAATATGGATTTAATTGATTATTAAGCGTTTTATTAACTTTAACCCTCGTTTTATATAGAATACTATTAATTAAAAATTTTTAATTAATGTTTATATATCAAATAATTCCATTTAAATGATTATTAATATTAATAATCATTTAAATACCCCCTTTTTACGGTATATTTATTCTTTATTTAGTATATATCCTGACTTAGCTCCATTGTAGTGGGTTAAAGTGTTGATAAGTGTTTTGATAATTTTAATAACATATCATAATTTACTATATACGATGATAAATCCTTTTCTATTGCTTCATTTTGTAAATTCTTTTTACCTTGTCTATATATAGGTATTAAACTAATATCTGATGTAATAAGACCCTCTTCTCTATAGTAATAATAAAAACAAGATATATTCATTAAAGAACGGCTTATTATATAAAACCTCTTTATATCTGTCTCTATAATACATTCTTTAACCGCTTTATCTCTTATATCATAAGGTAATACAAATATATCTCTATTGAATATATCAACTATATCTTTACCCTCAATTTTAAACCAATCATAATCCTCTTGTATATCTTCCATATAATATATATATTATAAAGAAAGTTTTATATTAATTATATAAAGGAATAATGATATAATATATTATATGACTGATAAAAGTGAAGGAATAACTAAATACTCAAATCTTGATGAAGTATATAGAAAGGCTAAAAAGTATTTGGGAAATGATGTAAAGATATATTTATCTAACAAAAAAGATAAAAAATTTATGATTGAACATAATGGTAAATTTATTCATTTTGGAGCTTATGGGATGGAAGATTATACCAAACATAAGGATGATGAACGCAGAGATAGATATCTTAAAAGAGCATCTAATATAAAAGGTAATTGGAAGGATTATAAATATAGTCCCAATAATCTTGCTATAAATATTTTATGGTGATTATTGATTTTGAAGTATTGTTGCCCTTATTGTTAGATTTTGAATTATATCCTTTAGTTTTTCTATTTTTTCATAATCCCTTTTGGTTGATATTTCATATAATCTAATCTTTTCTTTAAGGGCTTGATTTTCTTTTTTTAATTCTTCCATAATATATATAATTGTATATTATGATTATATTCTTAAATTAATTAATTTGCCATAAGTATAAAAAATAATAGTAGTATAAAAAAATAATATTGTATAATTTATATAAACTATATAATATAAAAAACTATAAAATATACTACTATAAAAATATTAACTTATGACAAATTAAGCATACAAACCAGAACCACCAATATCTTCACCACCTTTATTAAATTTATGGTATTGGGGTGGTAATTGGAACTGCATATGGAAATTAGCCCCATATGGTTGAGACTCTAAAGCCGGAGGTAAATGAACATCAGAAGAATGAAGAGTTCCACGACCTACCAACATTCCTGTTGATCTTCTTCCCGGATGAACCATTGAAGCCATTCTGTGATGTCTAATTCCCGTCCCTCTTGAAGGAGGAGCCATTAAATCATCCCAATAAGGTTTAATAGGAGCAACAGTCTTTTTCAAGTCAAATCCTTTATCAGACATTTCAGCACTAGCTTTATCAGCCAATTCTTTACCGACTCCAGCTCTTTTTAAATAGCCCATATTGGTTCCTAATTGATGATTTAATTCATCAACTAAACCTCTACCACTTGCTCCAGCATATAGACCAGAACCAACACCTAACCCGAGTTTCTTTGATAAAAGTTTAAAACCAATATCAATACCCTTGTCCGCTAATTTATCATAAATATCTCCACCAGAAGCACCGGCAAACAAACCAGCTCCTCCAAATGGTAATTCTTTGAACATATCTAATGATTTAGCTTCTTTCATTAGTTGTGAATGTTGTTCTGGTGTCAAACTTCTATTAGCCTCTATTTCTTCAGGAGTTAATTTCATTTCTAAACCTTTGTTTTTAGCAAACGCTCTTGTTGCTAATCTGTAATTTAACGGACTAACAACTAAACTAACACCGGAACCTTTTTTAACTCTTACGGGATGACCCTTTCTGAGTTTGCCTAATTGTCTTTTACTGACATCAATTGGAATTAAATGCATTATATTATACTATTATAATATAACTGTAGTCTTAAATAGATTAATTAATAGATAATGACCTTTTAATTTAAAATAGATATTATATTAGGTATTACACCCTTGCACCTGTTAATATATCAATACTGACTTCTACACCGTATTCAACGAAAACCCACAAATTTAAATTTTCAGTTGAATAGTTTGTTCCAAGAATTTGAACAGATTTAGGAACAGATTGTTCAACTGGAAGCATTCTTTCAACATTAACATAATAATAACAATATTCATTTTGGAAATCCATAAAATTGATTAATCCGGATGTTAAACCATCAGTTAAACCACCGTTGACAGCATTTTGACCATACAATTGATTATTAAATTGTTCAAAAGTATATCTTTGCATATTATAAATAGCATTTTGTCCAGATATTTGAACATTAAAGTTTCCAAGAGACACCATTGGAGCAGTTGGTCCAGTTCCAGCGGGGTCAATTGGTGATTGAAATTCAGTGTAAGTAGTAGTACCATCAGATGGTTTAAATTTATAGAATGGTATAATCAAAACAGATTTAATATTTGCTATACCATTAGTAATTAAATTATTGAATTGAGTACCCGCAGGAATACCAGTTGTGACTTGATATTGGTAAATATCAGTGTATTTAATTTGTTTAACAGGATTGGACAAATATGCTTGTTCAAAAACGGGATTAAATGTATAAGCAGGTACATATAAATAAATAGATTTGGATAATTGTCCAGTTGATAATTTAGTACTACCGGTCACAAAAGTTGAAACAGTATTATTTAAAATAGTTGCACCAACCGACAAGTCATAATATATTGTTGATGTTGCCGGTAAATTGGTATCATCTATAAAACTACTACCAGTATCAACAGATGGAATCATAATAGGATTAACACCACCAACTGGTACAGTATTTACGATTGTTGAAATCAAATTTGAAGCCATAGTTATGACCGAAGAAGCATTATTTAAATTCATTGTCATCTTCATAAATGCACCCTTAATTAAAGGAACCATATTAAAAAAAGAATGAATGTGTTTTAAATAAATAGTTGCCATACAAGAAATTTGTAATAATCCTTCCTGAGTTGCCGAACCATCTGTTTGTTGTGAAACATAAGACTTCCAAACACTTCTACTATATGTTTCAGAAATACCAACAGTTGAATAACTTGATGAACTAGCCGAAAAATTTTCACCAACACCATAAGCAATCCATTGAATTCTTTTAGTTAAACCAACATTACCACCTCTTTTTGAAGTAATATTATATTGATTATAATAATTTAAAAATAATGTATCTACGGAAGGTGAATCATAATAAGAACAATCATTATTTGAAATTTCTGGACCATTACTTGAGGCGGTTGTATTTCTATATACCCAAGCACCAGCAGTGTCGGGATAAAATCCAATAGTAGCACCCTGAGTTGATACATCAGCCCAAGAAAGTGTAGTCATAAGTTTAAATGAATTCCACATATTACAAAATGGTGTTTGTTGAATAATAGTTGTACCATTATAATCTAAAGTAAAAGAGTGGATAATAGTACCAAACCAATTTTTAAGACCAATAGAATATTGTCCTATGGTATAAGCAGCGGTTCCCTTTGAAGCGGCTACAGATAAAAGAAGGGGGACTTCTAAATAAGCCTCTCTATATGACATATATTTATTACTGTTTGACAATTGAGAAGTATCAATTATAGATTGATTTGATTGATAATTTTGATTTTGATTGTCAAGAATATTGAGCCAATCCTTTCTAATAAAAACATTAGGAGAACCTTCAATTTCTTGACTTAGGTCGAATACTAGTTTATCACAAGACATCTTAATATATAGATATCTATATATTAAATCCTTTAAATTAAATTTTTAGTTTAAACAGACATAACAATATTTTTTCTTTTTGGCTTGCCTTTAGCTTCTATTTTGAGTTTAGATAACTTATCGGCTATTTTATCCGCTAAACCTGTCCCAGACTGGAATGATTTATTCATTCCTGTCCCTTGGTGTTCTTTAATTGATTCTTTTCTTGTATATGGATTAACACCAGTAGTAGCGATATAATCATCAATTGACCTATATGATGACTGACCACCAATCCCACCGTCTAATAAAACAGTTCCTATACCATTCCCTATTGATGATTTATGAAGTGAATGAATTCTCATATTAGTATGAGGTAAATGAATTTTATGATGCATTTATATTTATATACATATCTTTATTGCTTTATGCTATATCGTTTTTCTTTTGTTTCAATAAAATATTCCTATAAGATAAGATTGAACGGGTTATAGTGTCCAATGATTTGATTTTATCCTCTTTTATCTTATCTCCTATTGTTGAAGCCGTTTTAACCTCATTAAATAATTTTGTTCTGTCTTGATTGATTTCATCTAACCAACCATTAATTTTTTGTTCATTAATTGTATAATCTTGTTGTAGCATATATATCATATTATGTAATTATATTTTTATATTGATTTATTTAGTTTATAGATTTGCCATAGAATGTATTTTTCATAGTCGTCAATTTTAAACTTTTTCTAAAAATAAAAAAATTATAAAATTATAAAAATCTATAAATTACTCCACTATAAAATTTCTAACCTATGACAAATTATTGATTCCTATAAATTTATTTTCCTGCGAGAAATGCCTCGTCTGCATCTCTAATAGCCAATAGTATAGTCATATTATTATCTAAAATGGTTAAAGGAGCCAAATCAGAGCCTAAAAGGTTTAATGTCAATTGATTATAAGTTCCATCAATCATTTTAGTCCATATAAAGTTAGGAGGGCGTTCAATAATTTGTTCCCCTACATTAACAGTAGGATTTAAAGAATAAATTATAGATGACGGTTGACAATAAGGATTATTAACATTTGATAAAGAGAATAATATATTTGAATTTGGTTGTAGTTGTGGTGATAAGTTTGATAAATATGATAAAGTCCCTATAGTTGATTTAGCAACATAATTATTAGCTTTTGTAGGAGCTGGAGGAACATAAGCATTTAATAAATTATTATTAGAAGCAAAACCAGCAGTATAACCCACCAATTTAGAAAAGTTAGAAGGAAATGTCACCACAGTATTTTGTTGTGTAGCAGGCCAGCCAGATGTAGGAAAATTAGACGGTTGAGTCATTCCAGCGGGTAAAGCGGTAGGAATTAAATAAGTATTCAATTGAACGGCATAACGGTTAATATTAAGAAGTAATTCAAAGGGGTAATAATACTTATTTGGTGTAGTTGTAGCGTCATACCAATAAGTCCCATTTTTGATACATTCATATTGGATTAGATTGTTTAAGTCTGATATTTCATACAACCCATCAGGAATATTGATTGTATAAGTAGTAGTTGTCACACCACCTGTCCAAGTATATGTGAATACATTATTTCCTAAATTTGATGTGATATTAAACCAAGAATAATACATTGAAATAGATGAGACAGCAATATACTTATTTTTCAATACCACTGAATTAGGGAATTTATAGACAAGTTTATTGTTTTGTCCATCATCAACAATGTTTGTAGAATTTAAAACTAGAATAAACATTTATATAGTATAGTATATAAATATTCTTTTAATATAAAATTATTTTCTCAAAGAAGGAAGGTGTTCAGGAATATATATTTTATCTAATCTATCAACACCGGTCTCTTGAGCTTTCTTTGATGTTTTTGGTTGAGTCAATCCTCTTCCTGATGATTTGACTGTGTTATCTAAACCAATAGCAGAAGGAACCTGAGAACCCCCAAAATAAAACGGAGCTTGAAAACCACCGGACTCCATTTGAGGCAAAACACTATTAGGGTGTAAAACTTTTTGATGAACATTATAAAATCCACTCATTATATTTATATCTATATTGGTTATTTTTTATATTAGATTTTTTTAGTACTCTGTTTTAAATGAACTTGTTTCATTTAATATCCCAAATCAACTAAAGTTGTTAATAAATCATTTACTTCATTTCTTGGAAGTGTTCCTTCTCTTGATAATTTAATAATTAAAAGTTTGAATTTCTTCACCAAATCTTTACTATCATTACCACTCATTATTTCACCCTTCATAACTTCAAATGAGTGAATATCCTTTTCTCTCTTATCTTTTGAAGGAGCTGGAACAGAAAACTTGTCGGCTAAATTAGATTTTGATAAAACTTTATGGAGATAATTTTGTTCCTCTTCATTCAATCCTTTAACATCATCGTAATTAGGAACAGAACCACCAACAATTGACTTTAAAACCCTTTGTAAGTTAGGAGAAATCATTTTAGAAGGCATATCTCTATAATTAGAATGGTTCTTTCTTCTAATTGTCAAAATATTGCCAGTTAAGTTCTTTTGATTAATTTCATTTATACCAAATCCCACATAATTAGGAACTTTAACACTTTTAGGCTTTTCTTTAACCAATCCAGACCCCTTGGGACGTCCTCTTCTCTTCTTTCTTAATCCATCACCCTTACTACTTAATGAAAATGATTCAGAAGGTGTTCTTGATGAAAATGAATCAGGAAGTGTTCCTAATTCTTCTCTTTCTTTTCTTTCATTTAAATATTCTAATATATCATTTATATTATCATTTATTATTTTTTTAATTCCAAATTGTTCAGATGATTCAGAAGGTGTTCTTGATGATAATGAATACAAATTTTGAGGATTTAAATCTCCGGCTAATTTAACATATGCGGGATTTTCATAAGGATTAACAATTAATACTTTTTGAGCATTATTTGATTGATTTCTTATATTTTGTTCATTCATTATAGCATCTCTTCTTTGTATTGATTCTAAATGTTTATTTTGGTCTAATTTATTCTGTGCATCTCCTATTAGATTATTCAATGGATTTTCTGTGAAAAAATTATATAATGGTGTAAATATACCATCCAGATTAATTATAATCTGTTCAATTTGTCTTAAGTTTTGCATTTCAACTGCTCTTTCAATTAACCTAATTAATGAATATATAGATTTCAATGAGGGTAATTTCCTCAATTCTTTAGTTAATACTGTTAACCCAAATTCATTTGTCATTTGAAATTCATCATTTAAAGCCATATTAGCACTTGTATTAATTAATTCATTAGATGGTATATTTGATTCAATGTAAGTTATTTTTGTTAGTAATATATTTAACATTCTATCATCAATAACACCTCCTTTAACAGTTGCTAAATTTCTAGATATATTACCTAATTCCGTTTTTAATCTTGAGAAATCATTTTTATCCATAAGTTTATTTTTATTATCAAATGATGTTCCAGAATCAAAAAATGATTTAGCACTTATAACACTGTCCATATTTCTATTGTAGTATCCTTCAATAATATTAACAAATGTAGAAACATCATTAGCATCGCCTTGAATACCATATTTAAATTTCTTTTTCATTATTTTGGCTAATTCTGGTAGGTTTTGAACAAAGAAATTGAATAATTTATTGTCTATATTAAGAGGTGATGCTAAAACACCGTTAACAATTGATAATGATACAGAAGGGTCATAAAGTCCTTTTAAGTCATCTACTACTCCTTGTTTCATTTTTTCAATATCTGCTAATTTCTCTGACGTAGTTCTTGTATCTTTCATTTGAGAAACAGCGGGGAGAATACCACTTAAAAGATAATTCTTATTAGCTTGAAGATTGATATCGTTATTTTGAGCTTGAAGAGCTAAAGTCTCCATATACTCATTTCTTTTCTCATTCGCTTTAGCTTGTGAATTTACTGGTTGTCCACTCATTTATATACATATGTATATAAATTTGATTTTAAAAAGATTTTAAATTAAATATTATAAACGGGATAATTAGAGTAATCTCGTTTAGTTTCAAATATTGTTTCCTGACAAATATCATTGAATTCATCTATAATCTCTGGTTCTGTCTTTAATAGATATTCATTCATAAGTTCAATTAATTTGGTTTTTTCTTTACTGGATAAATATGAAGTATTCACCATAATATCTTTTCCCATTTTATGAAGACATATTGATTTAACTCTTATAATCATATCACGTCTTTTAGTCTTTTCACTATCAGAAACTATAGTTGCTTTTAATCTTTCTTCATCCTCTTTAATATCCTTTAATTGTTGATTAATAGTTGGAATCCCATCGGCGGTTAATTCCTTAGAATCCGTTTTTTGACATAACTCAATATTTTTAGAGTCGTCTAATTTTGTATTTTCTATATTTATATTATTATTTTCAATTTTAGAAATATTATTATTATCACTACTATTATTTTCCTCATTTATGGCAAATTGTTGATTTTGACATTCACAATCATTATTGATTTTAATTTTACTAAAAATTAAATCCATTTATATGATATAAATATAATAATGAATATCTGTTTAAACTATTTCTCATTAATTGGTTTATTAACATTAATATTGGAGCCTTTAATATCTATTAATTCCTTTTCTCTTTTCAATCCTTCTTGTTTCGTTTTACAAGGATATTTCTCAATAATAATCATTTCAAATTTATCCCATCCACCTAACGCTCTTATAAACTGATATAATGGGTATGAATACTTTTTAGAACTCTTATTATTAACATTCTTTTTATGTTGTGATCTCCTTTGTGAAAAATTTGTTGTTGAACCTATATAAAAATTGGTTTCATCGTCTTTAGGATATATTTTATAAATAACAAAATTGTCGTATTTATTCATTTATGTATTGATATATAATTTTAATCTTATGTTTATTTCTTTTTACGCATTGCTCTTAATCTTGCCATTTTTTCCTTCATTTCGGGACTTCCTTTAGTTATACGTCCACCTTCTAATTTTTTCAACAATAAATCTTTCAATTTATCATCTCGTTTCTCTTTTATAACTTCTAAATATTGTTCTAAAGCGGGGTTTTTAGTCTTCTTTAAAGCTTTAGTTCCCTTCTTCTTCTTTAAACCATCACCCATCGTATATTCACCATCCTTAACATTATGAGAGTTAATATCAATATGAACGGCTTCAGGTTGTTTTCTAGGTCGCCCTCGCTTGCGAGTGGTGGCATTCGCGACCTCGGGCGCCGCTTGACAGCCTCGTTTTTTAACTCCAAATCCATAATGTTTATTTAATAAACCACTCGTTTTATCAATAGCACTTGAAACGGGAGGAGCTATTATACTGGTCACTTCTGATAAAGCAGGCATCATATCTTTAGTGACAAATTTAGCGGCAGCCCTGCTTTGAGCATCTCCTTGATTATTCCAAGATTGTGTGAAGGCTTTCTTAACAGGATTAAAAAAGTCAGTAAAAGCATTACCCCCTGTCATTTCTGGTTCTTCTTGTCCCACATTATGAAGACTTCTAGGCATTGGTCTCACACCAAAACCTTTCATCAAATAATTTTCTACACCTTTTGCTATAGGGTCTAACAATCCATTTCCCTTCTTCATTCTATCCTTTAATTCATCCTTTAATAATGGTAAAGCGAATTTACCTACCTCCTTTAACACAGGTGTTATTTGTTTTAAATCAAATCCCTTTCCTTTTAAATGTCTCTTAATATGATTAATTAATTTTCTATGTTTTGGGGATAATTTTTTCATACTAACGCTTTCTTCATCAGAACTTGAATCAGAATCAGAATCAGAATCAATTATTTTTTCAATTTTTCCACCTTTGGATTTTAACATTGATATAATTAATAATATCCCTTTATCCTTAATTGATTTAGTTATATATTGTCTACCTTGTAAATCTTCGGGATTATATTGTCTAAATCTATATTGTGTTTTTGTTTCATCCATTGAACCACTATAATATTTATTATTTATGAGAAATTCTTTTGCTCTATCAGTTGTCCACATTCTTTTATTAAATACTATACTTTGAACAATATCTTTTTTAGATAAATCGGGTTTCCTAGGAACTAAACTGCCGCCTAATAACCCGCTAAACATTGCTCCTGTATCTGTTGCTCCTTTCATTATATTCTTTGTTGTATGTAATCCTTCAAATAAATCCTGAGTATCCTGTTTGATAAAATTATAGTCATCTTGATTTCCAATATTAGAACTTTGAAGGAGATTTAAAACAAAATCCTGACAATTATTATTTACACCATCGTATAAGAAAAATTTATCTTTACCAATTCTATTCATACAATTTTGAATCATTTGATTTAGTGTTATATTTGGAATATTCATTATTTTCTTGTCTTCTGATTTATCGGCTTTTACTGGTGGCATTTCTAAATTTACTACTGCTGTTTTCTCAATTGAATATAATTTATTATCATTTGTTTCCATAACCAATTTTAAATGAAATAAATCATCATAAGGTTTTCCTGAAAATCTTTTGTTAAATTCTCCTTTAGAAGTAATGTTCATTAGTTCAGTAATTGCTTTTTGAACTGGATTTCTAACAATATGAATAGAAGCTATAGGTTTATTACCTACATAATCTATAATCTCTTTTGCTTTTCTTGTAAAGTTTGTTTTGTCAAATCCCCAGTCAAAAATAGGAGTGGTTAAAGGTTTAGTAATATTTTGATATGGTGTTCTATATTCTTTAGGGCTTGATAAACTTGTTTTATTAAGCGTCCACCCCATCATACTTTTCATATTATCAAACAACCCAGAACCCTGCTTGATATAATGATATTTCTTGTAATCTTCGGGACTATAATATTCAGATGGTAAAATAATATGTTTATCAAAAAGTTTTTTAGCCGTTTTTGATTTCAACATTTTGTTTTTGTCAAAATGTGAATCATTTAATGTCAGTTCTTCTTCTCCTCTTTTAAATATAATTTTATTCTTGTTTTGTTTATTTATATATTTCTCTTCTTCGGAAACGGGTTTGCCGGTTCTTGGGTCAATTCTTGTATCAACTTTAATAGGTATATCAATTCTTTCTTCTTTAGAAAATTTAATTTCTGGTTTGGGAGGTAGTTTTATGACAACTTTTTTATATTCTCTATTTGCTTTAGTTGCTATAAACTTCATTAAAGCATTGTAAGCCTTTGATAATAAATTATAATCTTCTTTAGCCTCATCTAGTTTCCATTGATATTTTGATGAATCATATTTAGGATTATCAATTTTAGATTCATATATCTCTATATCTTCCAAGGCTCTAATGGCTTTTTTTCTTGATAAAGCACTATACATATTCAACTCAAAATTATTTAGTTTTGTTGATAATAAAATATTGTATTTTTCATATATTTGATACTTAGTTTTATCAACTGTATATTTCCCATATTCTGAGACTTTAGAAGCCCTTATAGCTTCATCTTCATTAGCTTCCCTATAACCTTTAGGAATATCCCCAATATAATACCAAGGCTTTAATTTTGCTTGTTTTGCTTCCTCTTTAGCTTTCTTTTCTTCTTCTTTCTTTTTATCGGCTTCGGCTTTCTTATCGGCATTTTTAGCCTTTCGGGCTTCTGCTAATCGTCTCCCCAACTCTTTTGCTTCTTCTGAACCTTTAACCACTCTTGATTTAGTTGGTTGTTTTGTTTCTGGTTTTGGTTTTGGTTCTGGTTTTGGTTTTATTTCCTTTAGCGGTTGAGAGACTTGTTCGCTTAACCGTCCACCTTCAAAACTATCCTTTAATGGTTTTAATTCAGATGTATCAGGATAATCATCATCTTCATCATTATAATCATCATTATTGTCATTATATAATCCTTCTCCACTTAATTTCTTCATTGCTTCTAATCCTTCTATTAAGTTATATATAGCATCTTGTAAATCCATATAATGATTTTCTTCATCTCCTGAAACTTCACCCTCGTCTAAGGCTTTATCAATTCTCTCTGACTCTGATTTTAAAAAAGGTAAATCAGATACCCCGTAATCTTCTTCTAAATTGAATTCTCTTTTCTTTGTTTCTTTAACTGTTTTTTTAGGTGTTTTTCCTCGTTTATCATCTTCTTTCTTCTTTCTTGCTAAGGATTGTGGGTTTTTATTTCCTATATCGTATTCCTTTAACAATTTAGGACTTGCTTGTTTTAAGCCCCATAAATATACTTTATTATCTTCAAATTCTTTTCTTTCCATTATATATATTTATAGTATTATATCTTTATATTATTTTCAATTTGCCATAAAATGAAAAAAGTATAGTGGTGGAATTTATAATTTTTTATATTTTTAATATTTTCTTATTTTTAGAAAAAGTTTAAAATTGACTACTATAAAAATCCTATCCTATGGCAAAAATCCTATTTAAATTTTTATATCTGAATCCTGATGTTTAATATTATGTTCAATATCAAATTTATGTTCATTTGTTTCTAATTGTATATCCCTTTTAATTTGACAACATAAACAATTAATCTCGTAGCATTTTGATTTGTATAACATCCTAGCAAGAGCCAGAACCAAGCCAACACAACTAGTCAATACTAATGACCAAAAAACTTCACTAACCATTATTATAGTTTAATATGTATTATCCTTTTTAAATCAGTTTTAGTATCTACATCCTTAAAAGCATTAGATTCAATATTTTTTAAACCATTTATACTTAGTTTATAACCGTATTTCTTAGCCTGTTTTCTATAATATATATTATGACCTTTATCCATATCTAAAAGCCATTTATGAAATTTATAGGTGTAATCATCAGGACAATACCAAATATTAATCCTATATTTATCTTTATTATCATTTGTCCCAATATCAAATTCCATATAGTGTTCTCCTTCTTTATAATCAATATCAAATTTTATATCATATAAACTGTTAAAATTTACCAACAATGACCAAAAAGGGCGTTTAGTGATTATATCTATATCTTTAGGTTCCTTTTCCAATCTCCTTATAGAACCTGTCAAATATATTCCTTTAATGTTTCTTTTTATATGACGGGCTAAAGCATATATATCTTTACTATTCATAATTATATATATACAGTATATAATTATGTTTAAATTAAAATAATTACTATAATTAAAATTACGGCTCCTATTGATACTATTCCTGTAAAAATAAATACATAATTCCAAAAATCAAATGGGGGTTTATTGTCTCCTAACAATTTTTCACTATCTTTTGATGTTTCTCTTGATTCCATCATTTATAATAGTATATATATTGTAATTAAACTTTATATGGATTATATTTGCCATAAAATAGAAAAAGTATAGTAGTGGTTTTTAAACTTTTCTTAAAAATGAAAAAATATCTAAATTATAAAAAATTATAAAATTGACGACTATAAAAAAATAGGTTTATGACAAATAATAAGATTACACTTTTTATTTCAAGAAATAATAATTTATGTATCCAATATAACTATAGTCAAACGACATCCTAAAGTAGTAATAGCACCAGAACCGTTTATTTTACCAACACTAATATTAAATCCTTCCCCGGGTTGTAAGATATATGTTGTATTCAAAATTTGTGATGTTTGATAATATGTAAAAGCCACTGGACTTGTTAGGGTTGTTAATCTTGAATTTGTAGGTGTCATTAATGCTAAAGAAGGATTTTGTTGATATATTGATGTTGTAGATTGAACACCCGTTCTTGTAATAAAAAGAGTTTCAGTAGTGGGAACATCCCATAAAGTTTGAATATTGATATATATATTCATTACACTATCAGTTGTATTATAAAATATACTATCACTTGAATTAAACATCATTCCAAATCTTACACCGTTATGAGCAGAATATAAATACCAATTGGGGACTATTGTTAAATTTGATGGTGTATTTCCTGATAAAGTTCCATTACTATCAGAAGCGCTGGTTGAAACAGGAGATACAACACTATTAAGAAATACAAATGATTCCGATGCTCCTTCTCTTGATACTATATTCCAATAATTACTTCCATCAGATTTTAATGTAATCATTATATTAGGCATTAAATGATATTTAGATGTATAAACAGTAGCTCCTGTTCCTGTATATAATCCAGTTGATAAATTACCCCTCTTTTGCATACCAAATTTGCCTCCAAAATACTTAGTTCCGTATGTACCTGATATAATCAATATCACAGGAACATAACTATTATTATTAAATGTTATTGTATCATTAGCATTATATAAATTTGGAGGAGGAACTATAAACTCATTAGCAGATGTAGCATAAAAAGTTTGAGCCGGTATAATATTGGTTGCTCCGGCATTAGAACCGGATAAATAATAATTACTACCTACTCCACCACCTGAAGCAGAAATTAATCTAAGATTCTTTTGTCCTAAAGTATTAAGCCAAATCATTGAACCCTCATTCATACTTCCTGAACCTGTTGGAAATGTACTTATTTGTAAATTATTACTATCTCTAAGAAGTGTAGCAGTTCCCGTCATTGCCACCCCTGTATTTGCTTTACCAGTAAATGAAGTTGAACCAACTGTCCCCTGTCTATTGATTATATAAGTTCCAATTGTTCCAATAGTTCCGGAATTCTGATATAAAACAAAACAATTAAAACCACCTGACATTGATATATATGACCCATTAGTAATCAAATCACCAGAATGAGATGAAACTGTAAGAGTTGAATTTGACACACTACCAGTTCCGCTATTTGATGAAGTATTTAAAGCATTAGAAGCATCAACAAAGTTAATAGTAGTATTTTTCAAACCAGAACTAATAGAATATGTACTATCCTGAATTCCTGACAAAAATACATTTATAACGGGAAATGTTGTATTATAAGCAGCAGTTGACTGAGCGGTATTATCTGAGAATGTTATATTATTTGGTATTTTGACATATTCTGTATTTCCACCCAACATAATTTGATTATCATCAGTTATTGAAGCATTATAACCCAAAGCAGTTGAATAGTTAAATGCGGGATTACTTGTTGTAGCTCCAACACCTAATAATGTGTTATTATCTCCTGTCATAGTTTGACCAAAAAGAGCATTAGCACCGATTATAGTATTATTAGAGCCATAATTCTGTTGTCCAGCTTGGTACCCTATAGAAATAGCACTATTAGTAGTAGATGATGGACAATTTTGAGCATATACTCCAATAGCTATATTTGGGGTTAAATTAGCAGTTAGACTTTGTCCAGCACTCTCACCCAAAAAAATATTTCCAAATTCATTTGTCAAAAGATTGCCAGTATTAAGACCAATACAAATATTATTTAAACCAGTTGTTAAATTATCACCGGAACCATTTCCAATGAATAAATTACCATCATTGTTTGGAAAATCTACTATTAATCCTTTATTGTCTAATATATTAATTTTATTATCAATTGATAAATCTCCTACCACTGTAAAATCTCCATTACAAGAAGAACCAGAAAAGAGAGTTTCAGCCCCTTGAGCCATTGGGTAATCAAGTTTCCCAGATAATGAAGAGTTTATAGGATGTTGAGCATTTGTAAAAACAGATGAATCAAATATTGGTAAATTTTCTGTAGGTTCAAAATATTGAGCCATTATATATATTTAATAATATATTTATAATTTTATATGTAAAAAAAAATTAAGTTGAAACACCAGAACTTACCCAACTATAATTTCCAAAAGGAATGGTAAAATTATATGTTGTATTAGGAGTATAAGAAGGTGTTTTTTCTCCTACAAATATTCCTAGAGTTGTTATAGATGTTCTTAAAGCAGCGTTTAGCGTAAATGTTGGATATGTTCCACTGGATAATGTATATTCAACTCCTAAAATTTTAAATGTTGTATTATTGTTTATGAATGATAAATTTAGAGGATTAGATGTTATAGTCAATGTAGTTGAACCACTTGAACCAGAAGCATAAACCCAACCCACAGCTAATCCATAAACTCCTGTCAAGTTAGAGCCTCCTAAGTAATTAGTGAAAATATTACCAGCAGTAGCACTACCAAAAGTAGGTGTCACGGTAAATGTTCCAGTAATTCCAGAACCAGCGGTGACTGTATAATTATTACCACCCAATGATATAACTGAATTTGGAGCTAAAGGACATGCACTTGCCGTGACTATTAGATTGTTTGACGCTCCTGTAGTGGTTGTAGCTAATCCGCCTTCACTAACAGAAAATAAAGTAAATGCTAAACTTGGGTTTGTAGCTCCTGTATAATTAGTATTTAAGGTAATTGTTCCACTAAAAACAGGTGATGATGATGACAAACCAACAGATATATAATAAACAACACTTGATAATGTAATTAACATACCAGTAGCAGGAACAATATTAGAATTATTAATAGTCACCGTTGGACTCCCATTAACTACACTAGCATTAGCTAAAGCTTGCGTTGTTAATAAAGTACTCTGACCAATTACAAATCTGTCAATATAATATATTTTATTGTCAAAACTAATAGGAGACATATATGATATAATACCATCTGTAGCGGTTATATTTACATACATATTTTTAGACGGATAAGCATTAGCACCATAAACAAATATTGTATTGGTTCCTCCGGATGTTGTTTTATTAGTTAGAGTAGCGGTAATTTCAACATTAGTTTGTGTGAATCCCTGACTAGTCACATTAGGTAATCCATTATTAATTATTGGAGTTGTTGAACCAGTACCCATATAAACCGGATTTATTATTGAAGCACCGATGAAAAGAGCTTGAAACCATAAACCACCCATTCTTTTGAGTGAAAACTCTCTATTAAACCAATTTTTAGTACATATTGGTAATTGAATACTCATATTGCCTGAAATACCAGTTCCTCTAAATCTAAATGTTCTATACCACTGTGTAGTATTTAAAACAAGAGCAGTAGCCGAAGTAGATGATAATATAGGACTTTGCCATCCTGATGGTGAAATATCTTTGACGATAAGATTTGTTCCATCACTCATCAATAATAACCAGCTCAATTCTGGAATTATTAATGTTGAACCAGATTCTCCAATATTGAGAATTGGTGCAGTGTTAGTTATACTAATAATATACTCAGAAACATTTTCAATATACATATAGAAATTACTTGATAATGTTGGAGGTGGTATAGTTATAGTGTAAGTGTGATTAGTTGGATTGAATCTTGACCATTTATTAATCATAAAATCAGAAGTAGAATAATCAAGATTGCTAGAAACAGGAACAATAGGATTGACCATTAGATTACCTGTAGGAATATTTAAATTATCTTCAACTTGACCCTGAGTAAATACTTGAGAGTCAAAAATTGGTAAATTTTCAAGAGGCGGAAAATACACAGCCATTATATATAATATTAATAATCATCTTATTTTTAATACAAAAATTTTAAAGGTTGATTAATATATAAGTTATATAAATGAGTAAATTTTCAAGAACCAAACCTTTGACAGCCATTGAAGTTGAAGGAATCAAAGAAAAACCAAAGAAATTTTCTAAACCTCCTTCTGAAATAATAAATTTTTATGAACATATTCCTAAGAAATATTTAGACAAAGCAGAGAATCATAATTATGATTTACATAATATAAAATTACCATTTAGAATGTGTGTTGTTGCTCCTTCTGGAAGTGGAAAGACTAACTTCTTATTAAACTTATTAAGGGTTTTTAGTCATAATAAGGGAACTTTTGTTGATGTAAGTATTATCACAGCTAACAAGGATGAACCATTATATAACTATTTGGAAGGAGAATTTGACCAAATCAATATTAAAGAAGGTATGATGAATACTCCTAAATTAGACGATATGGACAAGGATTATAATCATTTAGTTGTTTGGGATGATTTAGTCCTCTCTAAAGACTTAAAACCAGTTGAAAATTATTATATGAGAGCCAGAAAGAAGAATTGTTCCGTTATTTTCTTATCTCAATCCTATTATGACATACCAAAGTTTATAAGGAAGAATTCTAACTATTTAGTCCTTTTAGACTTGGGAGGAAGTAAAAGAGAACAAACGGCTATTTTAAATGAATGGAGTACTGATTTAGACAAAGATGAGCTTAAAGCAGTTTATAACGATGCTACTTCTAAAGAATTAAACCCTCTTATTATAACCGGTGGTAAGGTTAAAAGGAATGAAAAATATAGGAAGGGTTTTTTAGATTATTATAACCTTGATGAATTCTTAAAGGATATACCTAGAACAACGAAAAGCGGATTAAAGAAGAAGAATAAACCAATATACGAGTCTGATAGTGATAGTGATTAAAATTTATAGGAATCAATAATTTGCCATAAGTTATATTTTTCATAGTAGTAGATTTTATAATTTTCTTAAATTTGAGAAAAAGATAAAAATATAAAAAGTTATAAAACTCACCACTATGAAAAATATAACTTATGGCAAATCTATAAACTAAATAAAAAAATATTTAAGATTATAAGACAATATAAATATATAATGACCGGAGAGTATATAGAACCTAGTAAATCACAAAAATGGACGGTATATTGTAAATTAAAGTGTCCTAATTGTGATAAGATTAAATACCTATTGGAAGGAGAAGACGTTGTATTTTATTACTGTGATAATTGGTTAAATGAAGACCGATTAGGATTTTTAGAATGGATAAATGAATTATCAGAAACAAATATAAAATCATTCCCAATCATATTTAAGTATGGTAAATATTTAACTTATAAAGAAGTATTTGAACAATTTAATTTTTAAAAATCAATTTAAACAATTATTAATATTAATAATTATCTAATGAATGAAAAATCTATTGATGAATTTATTAAGGATAGACGTCCTAATATATCTAAATCTTCTATTAAAACTTATAGTAGCATTTTACGAAACTTATATAAAAAAGTATTTGATTCCGATAAAATCAACTTTGACGACTTTGAAAAATCAAAAGAGATTTTAGACCACTTAAAAACCCTTGAACCCAATAAAAGAAAGACTATATTATCCGCTTTAGTTGTTATAACTGACAATAAGGATTATAGAACACAAATGTTAGATGATATAAAGGATTATAATAAAGAACAAGCAAAACAAGAGAAAAACGAAACTCAGGAACAAAGTTGGGTTAGTCAAGACGAAGTCAATTTGATTTTTAAAGAATTAGAAAAGAACGCTAAACTCCTATACAAGAAATCATCACTATCCAATTCAGATTTACAAGAAATACAATCATATATCATTATGGCTTTATTATCCGGTGTTTTTATCCCTCCAAGACGCTCAAAAGATTATGTAGATTTTAAGATTAAAAATGTGGATAAATCAAAAGATAACTATATTGAAAAAAATAAACTAATATTTAACTCATATAAAACTGCTAAAACATATGGACAACAAACAATTGATATTCCTCCCGGTTTAAATGCTATTTTAAAGAAATGGGTTAAAGTGAATCCAACTGATTATTTATTATTTGATTCATCTCTTAAACCTTTATCCAATGTTAAACTCAATCAAAGAATCAATAAACTATTTGGTAAGAAGGTATCAGTGAATCAATTGAGACACACATTCTTATCTGATAAATATGGGGATTTGATTAATAAGAAAGGAGAACTAGCAAAAGATTTTAAGGATATGGGTTCAAGTATGATACAAGAATCAACTTATATAAAGAAATAAGATTTTTAAAGATATCATTATATAGATATGTATATAATGAATACACTTGGTGATATAGATTTTATGATGAACTATAATGATGGTTTTTTAGTTCATAGAGTATTGACTGGTAGAGGCGGTTTGGGTTATAAACCTTATAATATTAAAGGTGGAACTTTACCAAAAGGCACTTTTTCAAGAGTCAAAAATGAACTTCAAGAACAAATTAAAAATGTTAATGAAGAATATGACTTGGAAAATGTTATTAGCGAAGAAGTAAATGATGAACTTTCAAATATTATGGCAATTTATAATGAATTAAAACACCAAAAAGATGATAAAAGTAAAATTTATTTTGATTATAGCAATGAGGATGAAATTGAAAGTTATAGAGAAAGAGAATATAATCGTCAAAAAGAACAATACGAAGTTGATGAAGATATAAGACAACAAAATGAATTATTTAACCCCCCTATTGATGAAGAAAAGAAAAAACATATTGAAAAAGAGATAGAATTATATAATCAAAAACTAATAAATACTAATGAAGAAATTAAAAATACTGAATCTGCTCTAAGAACATTAAATGTAATGAATGAACTAACTATGGGTTATGTGTCAAATGCTAAAGAATCTGGTCAATATTGGAAAGTTAAAGAATTTAATAGTTCAATCGCTCAAAATAAACAAAAGATAGTTAAAAACAATAATTTATTACTCAAACAAAAAGAAGAAAAAAAAGAATATCAACAAAATATTCTTAAATTAAACGAAGACTTAGAAAGACTTTTAGACAAAGAAGATAAAGAAAGTATTAAAGAGGAAATTGAAGAAAGTCAAGAATTTAAAAATATAATTAGTTCAATGGATTTTTCAGATGATAGTAATAATAATGCGGTTCAAGAAGCATTAAAATTAAGAAATAAATATGGTAATGAAGAAGGGGGTAAAAAGATGGAAAAATATACACTCAATAAATATCCTTCATTATTGGGTGAAGATTATAGAAATCAAAATTATGTTTTAACAGATACTGAAAACACATCTAATGCCGATTTTTATATTTTTGATATTAAAGGTAAAGATAAGGATTGGGAAATGAAAACTAAACTAGCTTATTCAATGAAAAATATAAGTGATAAATTTAAGTCTGAATTAAAAGAAGCATATGATAATGCAAAATTATTTGGTGAAGATTTTGACTTAAAAGTTTTTCTTAAAAATATAGAAGGAGGTTTACCACTTACGGCAAACAAAATAACGGGAGGACAAGGTGATTTTATTCCTTATTATAAAGGGAAACCTGGGGATATGAAATTATGGTCTGTTTATGATACAAGTGGTAAAAATAAGGGAAGTTTAACAAGCAAAGATGTTAGTACAATTTTTTTCTTAAAAGATGGTGTATTTACTTATGATATTACAAAAGATAAAAATATCAGAAGAATACCAGTTGAAGGATATGATGGTGTTTATAGATTATCTTTAGAAGGTGTTTATCCCAAAAATAAATATGGTGAATATTTGATTCCACCATATTTATTGAGACAAATAAAATAAATATAAAAATAAAAAATTATATTTTATATATAATGCACTTAACAACAGAACAAGAAGAAGAAGAGTATGAAAGAATGGTTAAAGCAAGTGAAAAAAAAATTTCAGAAATGCAGAAATTAAGAGCAATTGCTCTTAATCTTCAAAAAGAAAATCCATCTTTAAAAGGTCAAGAATTAAAAAAAAGAGCAATGGAAATATTAAATAATTCTTCAAAGCCTAAAAAACAATCAAAACTAAAAACAAAAACACTCTCTGGAAAAGAATCAA